AACCGCATCGCTTGCCAGCCCACGCCAACCACGCAGCTGACCGTGGGTGTTGGCCGCGAGGTACGAGAGTGCAGCTACACGTTCACGTCGAAAGATTGGTTACCGATGACGGTAACTGCAATCGAGTGGACAGGTCAATACTTCAACCGAGTGCGGAGGGCTGGTTAATGGGTAGCGTCAGTACGATCCTTCAAGCCAACAATATCACTCGAATCAAGCAGGCTGAGTACGAGGCCAAGACGATGATGCAGCGGGCGGACAACAAGAAGGAGGCAGCGAAGGTAGCTCTCGCTGAATTCTCTCGTTCGCTGGGCAACACCTTGCGCATTGAAGCCGCAGGCAAGGAATTCAACGAAGCGACCAGCAATCTTGCTGCGTCACTGGAAGGCCGCACGACCAACCGGCTGAACTCCTCGCTGGCTGCTGCTGAACGCATGGGCGCACTGGCTGCACAAGCTGGTGCAATGGGTGTCGGTGGTTCCAGCGTCGGGCTTCTGAGCGACACGATCAAGCTACAGCGCAACATCGAGCAGGACTTGCAACAGCAGGCGACGACTCGGCTTGCTTCACAGGGCAGCCGCGCGAACGCGCAGATCATGGACAACGCCTACAATCAGATCGACTTGCAGCAGACGTTCGGATCGTTCGATCATACGGTGTACGTTGCACCGAAGCGAATGAAGAACCGTCTTGGCGCGCTGCTCGGTGCAGCCGTGGCAACGTACTTCGGTGGGCCGATGGCCGGTATGGCTGTCGCTGACTTAGCCGTTGGCGCGTGGCAAGCTGACAACGCGAACTTCCAAGGCGCGTCTCAGTCCCTCGACGCCGGCATCCAGCATGCGCTCAAGGGATACCAGACGTGGAGTTCGCTGCAAGGCGGCGATGGGCCGAAGTCATGGTTCGGCGCTGTAACTCAGCGGCAGAACCAGCAGGCTGACGCGAAGGCCGCTAGGAATCAGACGATTAACTGGGGCGGCTTTACTCCCGGCAGCGACGACTTCTTCGGTTCTGGATTCGGTGATGCTTGGAGTATGCACTGGGCGCGTGTTTACGGCGCTCAATAAACTAGGAGACAACAATGGCAGAGATAAACGCAGCAATGCCTGTGTTCCAGTTCCAGCCGGAGACGGTGCGGAGTGGCGGTGCAGGGGCGTCCGGTGCGGCACCGCGCCTCGGTGTCTCCGGTGGCGAAGGTTCACGCGCAGGCGTGGAGATCATCGCCGACACACGCGACTTGGGTGCGGGCAGTTCGCTGCCCGCCTTCCTTGAGGAAGCGTTTGCTCCGAAGCTGAAAGCTGTGCAGCAGCAGAAGTTTTGGAGCGGCTTCACCGCAGCGCGCGCTGGTAAGAGTGCAGCTGACATCCACGCAGAGCAGCCGTGGTACGCGCACATCTTCGGCCCCACCAGCTACGAGCTTGGTGCCGAGACGTTCGCCGTGCAGAAAGCAGCGAGCGACATGGAGACGCAGTTCATCGAGCGTCTGCCGGAGTTGCGCAAGATGTCTCCCGAAGAAGTCGGCGTCGAACTCAATACGATGGCGACGAACATGCAGACGGGCAACCTGTACACGGACGCACTGAATCAGAAGTCCATGATGGAACGTGCAGGCCCAATGATGGACACGCACATGAAGGCCCGCTATGCGTGGCAGCAAGAGGAACTGGCCCGTGGTCAGAACTCGGCGTGGTTGTCGGCAAGCTCTGCATTCCAAGCGGCGGCTGTTGATGACGCCAAGCGCGGGCGCGAACATCCTGCGGAGGCTCCGACTGCGGAGCAGCTGCGCGAGCGCGGTCAGCTGTTCTTGCAGACGTTCCAATCCCCAGAGGGGCAGAACCCTGAGAGCTACTTGAAAAACCTGATTACGACTGTCGATCAAATGGCCGACAGAGGCGACTGGTACAGCATCCGTGCACTCGAAGCGAGTGGGCTGCTAGGACAGCTACCGCCCGAGGACAAGGACAAGCTGGATGGGCGCATTGATCGTGCACGGACTAAGTACAAGCGCAATCTTGCAAGCGGCCCGCTGATGAAACCAATCGCGCAGCTGTTCACGCAAGCGAAGGCTGGTGCTATCAGCGCCGAGTCTGCGGTCAACGGCATGTTTGAGATCAACGCGCAGTATGCTGCGCTGACTGGCGACGACACTGGCCTGTTCGATCAGGACGACGCGATCCGCATTGCGGAGAGTGCGGGCGGTGCGTACTACAGCATGTGGGAACGCATGATGAACAAGCGCGATGCTGCCATCGAAAGGGCGCAGACGGCTGCGGAGAAGGAAGCAGCAGAGGCTCGCGGTGATGCGCAGCTTGTTGCTGCTGTCACGACCAACAGCATCGGCACCGTGTCGCACATGAAGGGCGTGACCACGGACGACGCTGACCGCGCGTTCAACTCTGTCATCGACCAAAACCCTGCGATGCTGCCCGAGGTTGCTGTCGGCAACTACGCAGTGTCCACGAGCGGCAAGGAGCCGTACGTGTCTGCGCGACTCAAGACCCGATTGCAGAATCAGGTGGCGTTGTCGGCAGGTGAGGAGTACACCGACGGGTTCGAGCAAGCGTACCAAGCGTGGCGCAGCATTCGCTACCACGAGATCGAACATGGCAACGGTGTGATTGATCGGACTTCCGGTCTGTCCACAGCCATCGAATACTACGGTGCGTTCCAGACGCCGATGCAGGCATACGACGATCAGGTGCGCGCGGGTATTCCGCGTGAGATTGCCTACCGTCGCTCGTTCGGCAACGAGGCCAGCTACGCTGGTGGCAACTATCGAGGCGTCGATGCCGACGCGACCAAGGCCGCACGCGAGCAGCTGACCACTGTGGTGCAACGGCTCAATCCGTCGTGGTGGCAGCTGGGTTCGGAGTCGATGGGTTCGAGTGCGACCAACGTGGTGACCAACGCCGCGTCTCGCTACTTCGAGCAGATCAAGCGCAACGACCCAGCGATCAACGATCAGGAAGCTGCGAACCAAGCTGTGCAGATGGCGCAGGCCAACGGCTTGGAGATCAGTGGTCGGTACGCATGGCAGAACGTGCGTGGTCAGAAACCGCTGTACGCTGAGGCTGGTATGCAGAAGGACGTGTTCGAGGATTACTTCGAGCAAGCCCTGACCAACCGCTTCCGTGCGCAGGGCATGCGTATCGCCAAGGACACCAGCGTCTCGATCATACGCATCGGCAACGACACGAACGGCCCGCGCCTCATGGCTACGGCGTATCGTGACGGTGAGCGCAAGACGATCTGGATCACTGGCGACGACATCAAGAAGCTACGCGATAAGCGAGCCGAGTACGAAGTGCAACGCAACCACTCCATGATCCCCGGCCAACGTGTCGGTGACATGATCCGCATGCCTGATGGTAGCCTGCAAAGGGACATCAGCATTCAACCCAAACTCTAAGGAGCCAACATGGCGCTGGAAAATCTCAAAGGCTTGTCTCAGGACGAACAGTTCGAGGCTGCTGCGAAGTTCGCTGGTGTTCCGGCGTCTGTCCTCCGTGGCATTTGGCGCACCGAGTCGGCGGAGGGCAAGAACATGCTCTCCGCTGCCGGGGCGGAGGGACACTTCCAAATCATGCCGACCACGCGCAAGATGTGGGAGGCTCGCGTGGGTCGCAAGCTCGACCCGTACGACTTCACGGACGGGCTGACGCTCGCCGCATTGACGATGCGCGAGAATTTGCAGGCGACAAAGGGCAACGTGCCCGACGCACTACGCATGTACAACGCTGGGCCTGACCGCTCGCGTTGGAACAATGCAGAGACACGAGCGTACGCTGCCAAGGTGCTGGGCACCGACGCAGCTACGGCAACGTCCACGAGCGAGTACGACATCCGCCCGTCCAACTTCGAGCGCCCCGATGCGCAGGAAGCATGGACGACGAGTGCGTACGACATCATGGGCATGGCGAACAAAGACGCGAGCGGTTCCGCCTCGAAGGAATACTTGTCCGACGTGGAGAAGGGAGTCATCGCGCAGGCTGGTGTGGAGTCGGCTACTGCCGCTGCTGTCACTGGTCAAGACCCTGCACAAGCCGCACTGGCCGGTCGGCAGAACGTCCGCAGTAACGTAACTGCTGTTACTGGTCAGGTCATCGACAAGCTCGGTGAAGCGCCGGTTGGTACTGGTGGTGACAGCGGTGGCTGGGCAGCGATCCTCGATCAAGCAGTGACCGAGGAGCAGCGGCAGAAAGAGGTCGACGCCATTACCTTTGGCGACAAGTTCGGTGCGGCGCTCGACAACAACACGTTGACCGCAGGTATCATGCACTTCACCGAACGACAGAACGGCCAGGTGTCTCGTCCCGATCCGAACTGGAACTACATGGATCACATTGACGAGGTGGAGAAAGATCGTAGTGCAGATGAGATTGACGAGTTGCGTGAAGCACGCAGCCAAGGGGAAGTGGGTCTCATCAAATCTCGACAGGATAAGGAGCGCGAGAACAACCGCATCATCGCTGCTGGTAGCTCTGACGGTGCCATCATCGGATACAACCTCGCTGCTGGTGTTGCAGACCCAGTGGGCTGGTTGGCTGGCTTTGGTGTGGGTAAGGCGTTTCAGATTGTGGGCGTTGGCTCGCGCGCTGCATTTGCTGCTGGCAACGCGGGACGTGGATTCCTGTTGGCTGGTGCAGAAGGTGCGGCGGGTAATCTGCTGACCACATCTGCGCTCGACGCGATGGGTGAGCATCAGTCCACGAGTGACTATGCGATGAGCGCAGGCTTCGGTATGCTGATCGGCAGTGGCTTCGGTGCACTGGAATGGCGCGGCCAAGCTCGCGTTCGTGCACAGCAGGAGTTCACCGACATGGCTGAACGATTCCAGCAGAGCGCAGCAGAGCAGAATGCCAAGCTGTATCAGCAGGCTGTCGCTGAGGCAGGCCCGGATGCAACGCCCGAGCAGATCGCTGCTGCTGCAACGCGCATCAACGCGGAGCAGGAGAGTCGCATCCTCGACACAGTGTTTGGGGACATCCCCGACAACATGCGGCTGTTCCCTCGTCCCGATGTGGACGGCCCGGTGTTCGCTACGCCGGAAGCACCCGCCGGTGTTGTGGTGCCTGAGCGTGCGGCCAGCACGGAACGCTTGCCTGTCGAGTTCACACAGGAAGTGAGCGGCGATAGCACGACCTACACGTTCACGCTCGGTGGAAAGGAAGTCGGCTCGATTGAAATCAACGCGGCTGGTGGCGTGGTGTCGTCCAAGGTTGACGAGGCTGTGCGTGGACAAGGCATCGGTAAGTCGATGTACATGGAGTTGGCTGATCGTCAGCTGCGGCTTGGCCGTCCGTTCACGAGTGGCGGCTCGGTGACGGAAGATGCAGCGCGCGTGTGGGAGTCGCTGGGGCGTGACTACACGGTGACGAAGAATCCGACTGCGGTGTTCGAGTCGGGTGCGTGGCTCACAGAAGATGGTGGCCCGGTGTTCTCTCTGACTGCGAAGGAAACTGCACCAGCTGCATCGGCACGCAATGATTCGCTGCCCGGTGCTATCCTGAACACTCGTCGCAAGCGCCAAGCTGCCTACAAGCGGTACGGACTGGATGTGAGTATCGCCGATGACGCGGAGCGTGCAATGGTTGCGGAAGTGTTCGCACGCGCTGAACGTATCCTTGGTGAGAACCCGGTTGATGTAGAGCGGCTGCGCCCCATCCTGTCGAAGATCGGTTGGGAAGCAACCTCGACGCGCATGCTGTTGTCGGACAACCCGGTGATGCGTGCGTTCGCTGTCGTGGCGTTGGAGAACCCGGAAGGTGCAGCTGGCCGCAATGTCACGGCTGCAATGACCAAGAGCATGCGCGAGCGCGTGTACCTCGGCAACACCTTGCGGGAGTACGAGAACGCCTACGCTGTGTGGCGCAACCGAAATGGTGGCTCCGCACTCCGCGACTTCTACGATGATACGCTGCGCCGCCGCTTCGACAAGGAAGTGTACGCAGAGCGTGATCGCCGTTGGAACGGTAAGGAAGGCCAGCCCATCGACCGCGAGGTTGGTGCAGCGAGCGATGCCCTCGACCGTGGCTATCAGCGTATGGGTCGGGATCAGGCGTACGTTGGCACCATCGGTGCGGCGCGACTCGACTACGAGAAGCGCGGTTACCAGCCACGTCGCATGGCTCCCGGTGTGGTGGCACAGCTGAACGACGCGCAACGCCGCGCGTTCACTGAGGCGCTATCGTCCGAGTTCCAGATCAGTGCTGGCTTCGACAAGGGGTTCGCTGACCGCTTCGCAATCAAGTACATCGAACGAGCGCAGACTCGTGCGAAGGGTGCATACGATGTCCCCGCGAACTTGCACAGCGACGACGCTGCGGACATCATCCGCGACTCGCTGCGCGCAATGTCCATGAACGAGGAGCAGATCGCTCAGGTCATGGGCCGCTTCTCTCGTGGTGGTGCATCGCACACGAAGGCGCGTATCGACGCTGACCTGACTACGATGTACGACGACGGTGCTGGTGGCAACGTGCAGCTGATGGACTTGATGAACACCAACAACCTCGACCTGTTCCGCCAGTACGCTCGCCGCGTGAGCGGTGAAGTGTCTCTTGCCAAGTACGGCATCATGGGTGAGCAAGGCTTGAAGGAACTGCGCATGGCAATGACGGTCGGTGCTGACGGCATGCGTGCAACTGCGAAGGAGTTGGAAGCGTTCGATCAGGTTGCGGCTGAGTTCCTTGGACGCCCGTTCGGTTCACAGCTGGGCAAGTGGGCGGACAACGCTCGCTCGTTCACCAGTGCGCTGCGACTTGGTGGCATGGGGTTCAACCAGTTCAACGAGTACGCGAACGGTGTGGCAAGCCTCGGCGTGTTGCGTAGCTTCAAGGCGCTGACTGCACTGCCGCGACTGATGGGCGAAGTCCGTGAGTTGAAGTCAGGACGACCGGCCAAGAACTCGCTGCTCGGCTCGATGGAGTTGTACGGTGGTGAGTTCGGCATGGATGGCTACCGCATGCAGGGCATGTACGATGTGAACGAAGGCTTCGAGGTGTACGGCACTGAGGCGCTAAGTGTGTTCGACAAGGCTATCCGCGCTGGCGCGCACGCCAATCGGGTGTTGTCGGGTCACCGCGCAATCGTCGCTGTGCAGATTCGTGGCATGGCTGAACAGATCGTGCAGAAATCTCTGCGCTATATCCGTGAGGGTGTAGAAGATGCGGCGCTCGATGACATGGGCATCAACGCAGCAGTGCGGGATGCTATGCGTGCTGACTTGAACAAGGTCGCTACGTTCGGTGCCGATGGTGAAGTGCGTTCATTCGACATCACCAAGATGCAGGACAATGCTGCGGCTCACGCTTACATGGTGGCTGTGCATCGTGGTGCGAATCAGATCATCCAAGAGACCTACATCGGCGAGACCGGCAAGTGGGCACACGACGGCTGGCTCAAGCTGCTGACACAGTTCCGCACCTACGGCATCACGGCAACGCAGAAGCAGTGGCGTAGGCAGGCGTTCACGCACGGCACCGCCCGCGCGCTGGGCTTCCTGCTGGGCGCGATGAGCGTGGCACTGCCGATCCACTTGGCACGTGTTCAGCTGCGCGCGCTTGGCCGCAACGACCGCGAGGAGTTCTTGGACAGGGAACTGTCGCCCGTGGCGCTGGGACGCGCTACGATGAACTACGTGTCGTCTGTGGGCCTGTTGCCCGACGTGCTGGACATCGGTTCCAGTGTGGTCGGTGCAGACATCACGGGCGGTCGCGCAGGCAACACCTCGCCCTTCGTGGGCGGACAGATCGTTCCAGCAGCGGGCGTAGTGAATGACGTGTGGCGCGCGGCTCAGACCAAAGACCCGCACCGCATGGTGAAGCTGCTCCCCGGCTCCAACCTGCCGTACCTGCAAGGGGCGATCAACCAGCTAGACGAATGACCGACAGGGTCACAAGGACGTGGCCCTATTTTCGGCACCCTACATACACAGATTCAAGGAGACCGCCAATGGCGATCAACGATCCGAACTACCGCTATGCCACTCAGACGTGGGAAGCGGACGGCGTGCGTACCCAGTACGACATCGCCTTCGATGGCGGCTACATTCGGCAATCGGATGTCGTTGCCTTCTCCGTGCTGGTTGACGAGGCCACTGGCCTTACGAGCAACCGGCAGATTCATCCTGTGGTTTTCCTCAGCGAATCCGTTGACCCGGAGACTGAGTGGAAGACTGCACAAGTCCAGATCACACCAGCCGTCCCGGCTGGGCGTCGAGTGGTTATCTTCCGCAGCACCGAGAAAAGTGCACCGCTCGTTAATTACACGAACGGTTCGATCTTGACCGAGAAGAACCTTGACCTTGCCAATGACCAAAGCATATTCAGTATCGCTGAGATCATGGATGGCTTGAATGCCGCGCGTATCGACATCAACTCGCAGGTGCAAGAAGTCATCGACATGAACACCGTGATCCAAGAACTCTATGAGCAGATCATCGAGTTGCTTGCCGCTGGTGGTATCGTCTCCGTCGCACCTCGCGTGTGGTTCGGGACGGGCAATGGCGAGGATACAGATTTCCCGTTGGTGGGAGCGGACGTGGACGGCTCCGGGTTCTACGATACCTACATTGGTGGTGTGGGTATGGAGCCGGACACGGACTACGCTATCATCATGGGCGAAACCATTGCAGACACGCTGATCCGTTTCACGGTTCCGCCTGCTGATGGTGTTCGCTGGTTTACGGTGCTGCGCGGCTACGCCAAGCCCTACACCGGGCCGCAGCCTGTCGTGTCTCTGTCGATGCCTGTCATCGATGTACCCGGCCCGCAATACTTCATCGGCAAGGAAAGCGAGTACGCGCTGTTGCGCGCGCTCAATGACACCTCTGCCACTTTCTACGTCAAGGAGATTCCGATCTCTGGCGATCCCGCGAGCAAGCTGGGCGACGGCAGCTACGTGTCCATCACGCAGCGCGGTGCCGCTCAGGTCATCTTGGAACCGGACACAGCAGAAGTGCAGCTGATCGTTCCAGCTGGTTACCTGCCCGCAACGCGCGCGCTGAACTCCGTGATCTCGATCACGTGCGAGTATGGCGATGGCAACGCTTGGATCGTCAGTGGTGATCTCGCCAAGGAGTAACCCATGACCTCAGTGTTTCAGTTGTACGGTCGTCCACTCGCAGAGGACGACCAGCTGCCGCCGATGCCGCTGATGATCGTGGGCAGCCTGCCCAGTTATGAGCCGGGTAACAGCTACGAAGGAAGGCTCGATGTGTTGAACGCTATTGGCAAGTGCACAGCCGAGATTGTCGAGAGCAGCTTGCCTCCGGGTGCTTACGTGTTCATGGACAACTTCACGCAAGAGGTTGTCCTTGCATGGCCTACCTACACACCCCCAACCACAGAAGCGTCTGCCATTCCCAACGGAGACTTCGAGGCTGGGGACGACGGTTCGTGGCGCAAAGGTGCTGGATGGACTATCGAAGCGGGTGGTGCCGAGTCCGGCACATACTCCGGCGTGTTCGCCAACCAGCGTGGTATCTCGTCCATCGAGAGCGCACGGGTGCCCTACAACGGTGAGACCATCACTGCATCAGCGCGTTTCCAGCAAGGTGCATCCTCCGAGGGCAACCTCGTTGGTCACATCATTCTGATTTGGTGTGACGCTGACGGCAACATGATCCCAGGTGGTGAGGGTGTCTCCTTCAATGGTGGCAACACCATCCGCTCGGGATCGAATGGCGCATGGCACACGTCCTCCGTGACTGCTAAGAGCAATAGCCCGAACGCCAAGACTGTAGCGGTTGGATTCAGTGCCAATCGGAAGAGGCAGAACAGACTAGCGCGAGTTGACAACTTCACGTGGAATCACCAGTACACGCTTGGCACCGAAACTCTGGAAGACCACTTCCTGAAGGTGAAAGTCACCGATAGTGCTAACCGCGTAGCTTACTGGTCTGGTCGCGTATTGTTCGATTCTTACTGGCTGAACACGCAGGTGTATCCGCAGTACCGCACCGAGGCATACCGAGTATCCGGGTTGTTCATCGAGGCCAGCACGCGGGAAGGATTGCATAGCACCAGCACTTCCGAGTTCTACGAAGTTTCCTACTTGTTTGTAGGAGCGTCCACCCGTGGCACGCAGATCACGCAGGAGCAGGCGCCAGAAGCCATTAGTGTGGCTGGTCTATTCGTGGAAGCGTCTCTTCGAGGGGTCATGTTAAGCACCACAGCCGAGCCGGAACTCTATGAGATTTCCTACCTGTTTGTGGAAGCATCCACCTTGCACGTCGTGAACGAGACGGAGCAATTGGAGAACATGACGGTCACCCAACTTTTCATCGAGGCATCTACCCAATGAATCTAGGTTTCGCTGGTCGCTACCAGCTCATTAAGCACAAGACCGATGCTGCCGGGGAAATCATCCCCGGCTCCGCTGAGGTCATCCTCCCGTGGTTTCATAACCTGATTACCAATCAAGGATTGAACTATCTTGGCTCGTCCACGCAGGACAATCTCACCTACTGCCAGATTGGCACAAGCAACACCACACCCGCAAACACGGACGTCGCGCTGGGTGCGTTGGAGGGTTACGCAGGAATCCTGTCCGGTAGCCCGGTTGCCGGAGTGGGGCCTGGTGGCCTGTACGTTTACCGGCGTGTAACTTACCGGTTCGCCGCAGGCGCCGTCGATGGAGTCAATCTCGCCGAGGTTGGTGTATCAGCCGCCACCTCCGGGGGCATATTCAGCCACGCGCTGCTAACCGACTCCAACGGTGATCCGACGACTATCACACTGGATGCAGCCGAGGTGTTGGACGTGGTCTTCGAGATTCGCTGCTACTTCCCGCAGTCGGACAGCACCGTAGCTGCCACCATCGACGGAGTTTCTACCACGGTCACTCTGCGGTTCAACACCAACACTGCGCAACTCACGTCGTGGGCACACACCCTGGGCGCTGGCTTCACCACCACCGCACCTAACGGCGCGGCTTGGAACCCCGTGACCGCTTATGAGACGCAGCCGGATGCCTCGACTGGGTGGTCTACAGACGACTATCCCCTCGCTTCCTCTAAGCGAACGTACGTCGCAAACTCCTATCAGGCAGTATTCGACGTCACCGTCCCACTCGCCGTTGCCAACTTCCCCACCGGGCTAGGTTCACTGTCCGTGGGCGCAACCAACTGGAATCCCAATGATGCCCGCACGTGGGTAGCCATGCCCGCTATGTCCTTCGGATTCAATCCTAAGCTCAACAAGACTTCCTCCCGTACTGCGGCTATTGCGGTAGGTGTCTCGTGGGGTCGGTACACGCCATGATCCCAACCCTGTCCCTCACCTCAATGATAAGTGAGTGGTCGGCGCGCATCCGCACCCCGGATAATCCCCTCGTGGACTACGAGGTAGGGGGTATTGCTGTTGGCGATACCTCCACCGGCCTCGCGGGCTACGACTGGACGGCATACTTCGACCCCGACACCTCCAACGTGTACTTGTACCGGGAGGATTCTGGCATCGACAGTAAGGTGGTGCTGGTAAACCGGCCCGGAATCACACGGGTGGCTCTGGCCTTCGACCAGAACATGCGCCCGGTTCTGGCATGGAAGGACGAAACCGGGGTATTCCTGTGGCGATACCGGGCGAGCATCCCCGGCTACGAGGCCATGTCTATCCCCGGAGCACTCACGCCCTGCGTCACGCTGGACGAGCGGCGGGCGGAGGGCGTCAGCAACAGCGACGTGATCCTGTCCTACACCAAGAGCGACAACCACCTGTACTGCCGAGTGCAGCGGGAGAGCTACAACACAGAGCGCAAGCTCACTACCGACCCGGTGCCCGATCCAACGCTACTGGCATGCGGCATGACAAAACAGTGCCGCCTACAGTGGCGGCTCGCACCATAGGAGCATAAAAAATGAACGACGCGCCTTCGGCAGCGACGGAGTTTGCACGCAACGTGCCGCTGACGGGCGGCGCGTTGTACCTCAGCTTCATCAGTCAGTATGGCGCAGCCATCGTCACCACGCTCGCCATCGTGTACGGCGTGATGCAGGTAACGCTGCGCATACTGGAACACCGCGCGATCATGCGCAAGAACAAGATCGACAAGGAGCAGCCTGAATGAGCAAGGCTAGTGAGGGTGAGCTTGGTGGCCTGCATGGCATCGTTGCGCGATACCTCGCTGAGAAGATTGCTTCCGGCGAGGCAACCGCATCGGATGTCTCCAACGCCATCAAGCTCCTGAAAGACAACAACATCACCTGCGACGTGAACGAGGACAACGACCTCGGGAAGTTGCAGCGCGCGTTGGACGAGAAGTCCGCAGGCAAGCCGGTGGATGACACCGACCTCGCAGCTGCTCTTGAGCAGATCGACTTCTCCCAAGGCACGAGTGTGAACTAATGGCCCGCGAAAGCGGGGAGTCAGCAGCCCTGCGATGGAAGAAGCTCGGGCTGCTGCAACGTCACTACGTTTCCTTCAACAAGTTCATGGACGACATGATGCGGGAGCTTGGCTTCTCGCCTACGTGGATGCAGCACGACATCGCGTCGTATTTGCAGTATGGGCCGAGGAACCTCATGATCCAAGCGCAGCGTGGTGAAGCGAAGTCCACCATCACTGCGATGTTTGCTGTGTGGTCTCTGATCCAGAATCCGAAATGCCGCGTGGTCATCGTGTCCGCAGGCGAAGGTACCGCCAACGAGATTGCCACGCTGGTCAAGAACATGATCCTCACGGTGGACACTCTTGAGTGTCTGCGGCCTGACAAGTCCTCGGGCGACCGTACGTCAACGGAAGCATTCGACGTGCACCACTCGCTCAAGGGCATCGACAAGTCACCGTCCGTGGCGTGTGTGGGTATCGGCGCGAACCTTCCCGGTAAGCGTGCAGACCTCGTGATCGCGGACGACGTGGAGTCCCCGAAGAACTCGCTGACTGCGGCCATGCGCGAAACGCTGGCGCGGCTCATCAAGGAGTTCTCCGCGTGGTGTTCGACGGACTGGGCACGCATCGTGTACCTCGGCACGCCGCAGAGTACGGAGAGCATCTACAACGCCCTGCCGCAGCAAGGCTTCGACGTTCGCATCTGGCCGGGTCGTTACCCGACCGTGGAAGAAATGAAGAACTACGGTGCGTACCTTGCACCCTCGCTGCGTGAGCGCATCGAAGCTGATCCGTCCTTGCAGATGGGTGGCGGCGTCACTGGCGACAAGGGCAAGCCTACCGACCCCGATCTATTCGGCGAGGACAAGCTGAACGAGAAGTGGCGCATTTGGGCAGAGTCCGGGTTTCAGCTACAGTACATGCTGAACACACGGCTGCTCGATGCACTACGCTTCCCCCTCAAGCTGACCAACCTCGTCGTGATGAAGGGTGGCGACGGCAAGAACTTCCCGCTCGTGGTGACGCGCGGCTTCGGCCCGCAGGCGTTGCAGTCGTACTCGTCGTCGGGCTTCAACTTCCAGCTGTCTGCGCCACACACCATCTCGCAAGAGACAGCTGCGCTGCAAGGCATCTACATGCACGTTGACCCTGCGGGCGGTGGTGTGAATGGAGACGAGACTGGCTATGCCGTGACCGGCTTCCTCAACGGCACCGTGTACCTGCTGGCCGCTGGTGGTATCCCCGGTGGCTACGAACTCGAACCCTTGACCACGCTCGCACAGATTGCTGAACGGTGGAAGCCCAACAGCATCGGCGTCGAGAAGAACATGGGCTACGGCGCATTC